ACCCAGGCCACACCGGAAATGGAGAAGGAGCTCACCGAGGATCTCGATTACGAGGCTTCCGAGGAGCTGGATGACAGCGGAGACTTACCCGATGAGGAAACGGAGGCTATCCAGGATGCCTTCCCGCAGGCGGAAGTTAAGAAGGTGGACCTCAAGCAGGAGGAGAAGTGGGCGACGGGGCTACGGGAACACGCGGAAAGGCTGAACTATCCGCCGGAACGCGTGGAGGAATTCCTGGCGCTTTGGGCTGACAATCCACGCAACCAGAAACGCTACGATGAGGCGCTAAAGTATATGGAGGCGAATGCGCCAAAAGGAGGCCGAAATGGAGCCGCTGTGGTATCGCAGCCATAAACGCGCCACCGAAGTTTGCGGTGGTATTGCTTTACCGATCGCCGACCTAGAACCGAAGGGAGAGCCGGGGACGGAGGATTGGGAAGATAGGTGGACGGCAACCATCCTAATGCTAGTAACGAAAACTATCCTCGGCCTGCATAGCCCAGAAGAGCTGGCCGATGGCATTAGAAAGTGCATCCGCGGCATTCAGGTGGATATTGAGGAGGCAATCCGCGAATGATGCCACAATTGCTCGCTTGGCTCGCCCTGCTCGCCGCGCTGAACCGCCCATCAGACATGGTGGGGAAGGCGACCCATTACCACGACTATTATCACGGGAGACTGACGCGCTCCGAAGAGGTGTTTGACCAGAATGGCCTCACGGCCGCGGTGGATGACAGGTTGTGGCCGGAGATGCGGGGCTGGCGACTGCTGATATGCGCGGAGAGGAAATGCGTGATGGTACGGGTAAATGACACAGGGTGGCTTGCGGACAGCGGGGTGACGCTCGATCTCAGCAAACGGGCGTTCGGGGAGCTGGCGCCGCTCCGCCATGGTATGGTGAGAGTAAAGGCATGGATAATCGAAAGGGAGGAATGATGCCCTACGCGGCCCAGCACGCTGCAACAAATATAATGATGGGGTTTATGCGATTAGCCTGCCCCCGTCGGCTGGGAGGCGGGGGTGAAAGGAGGAGAAGAATGGACTACTTTATCAAATTGATCCAGGAAGAGCGCGCCCGACAGGATAGAGTGTGGGGCCAACAAGATCATGATGATTTATATTGGTTCGCAATTTTGATGGAGGAGGTCGGAGAAGTTGCGAAGGCGCTCGTCAAAGGCAAGCCAACTGAGACCAGGGTTGAACTAATACAAGTCAGCGCTGTCGCTGTGGCTTGGTTGGAGTCTACTGAAAGGTGAAGTGGCAGAGAAAGCCTGCCCCCGTCGGCTGGGAGGCGGGGGTGAAAGGAGGAGGGGGGGATGCGCAAGAAGCAAATCACGGTTTATAGGCTAGATCATGGTGCCACAAGCGTAATGTTCCGTGACGGCAAAAACACGCGGCTCTACCGCCAACCTACATCTGCATCATTATACAGACTGCAAAACGTAGTGGTCCAGGCCGTATTAGCTGGGCTTTGTCATGTCCGTCCCTGGGTCGGACATAGCCTAGGGGTAGGATGGGTTATGGAAAAAAGGGGTTGGGGAAGGATGGGATAGGAGAAGGAATGAGCACATGGACCGAAGAGGAATGTTGGGAATATGCTGATTGGAGCTATGGTCAACGAGCGGACAGGTTGGCTGAGAACGAGGCTGGGAGGCGGGGGTGAAAGGAGGAGGAGATGGAGGACATAAAACATCCATTGGTGGAGGCAACGGTCACAGTGCGCACACCGATTGTGCTGTGCCATGCTAGGCAGTGTGTGCACAATACAGGGGAGGGCCTATGTGCACTATCTGTGATCTCGATTTCTGCTAGCTATTCGCCCGACTGCCAGATGTACGAGAAGCGAAAGAGGGAGGAGGAATAAGCGGAGATGCGGAGTAGAGCAGGTTCGAACCCTGCCTCCGCTATGCGAGCCGTGGGCCGTCTTGGGGACGGGGTGTGGGCGAAACCCTGAAGCGGGGCCGATTGGTAACGCAGCACCAAATAGGGTGTGTGCCAGAGTGCACAGGCTTCCACCCTCGCAGGTTCGAAGCCTGCCCCGCGGCATGAAAGGAGGAGGAGATGATGGGGGTTGATGTAGCATGGGAGCAGAGCGTAGAAGCGGATGCACGGGAGATGCAGAAGCGCATCGAGGAGCTGGAGGCGGAGAATGCCGAGCTGCGGAAGGAGTTTGCCGAGATGCTCTACGATTGGCTGGATGGCATCGCTATCACAGATGAGCAGGCGGAGTATGCCAGAACGCGCATAGGCGAGGTGGAGAAGGGGAAATGAGATACCACCAATCTAGCATCAAGGCGATGCAGGCCGAGCCCCCGCGGAAGACGCAGACGCGGCGGGTGCAGAACGAGGGGGAAATTTTGGTCTATGCACACAGAGGTAGACGATGGGAACGTGTCTACCAAAGCAAGCCAACGGGCGATTACACTGTGCCGACCATCCTCGACAAACACGGTCGAATCAAATGGCAGGTTGGCCGCCGCTATGCCATCCAGCGAGGACGTGGAAAGGAGGCCATCGGGAGCTATCTCTGCACCAGTCTCCGAGGGGAGCGGTTGCAGGATATATCACGTACAGACGTTATCGCAGAAGGCATTGCACCATATACATTTGCCAGGGGTGTTCTCTCAAAGAATCCCCCAGACCGCCGATGGGCCTTTATCGACCTCTGGGACAGCCTCCACAAGGAAGGCGAGCGCTGGGTTGGCAATCCCAGTGTCTGGATCATCGGCATGGGGGATTATCAATGGGAGGGGAAATGAACCGAACCGCAATCGAATGGTGCGATTTCACCTGGAACCCTATAACGGGTTGCCTCGGCCCCGCGGGGACACCCGACAACCCTAAGCGATGCCCATACTGCTATGCTCACCGCCTGGCGAATGGCAGGCTGAAACCACTCTATCTAAGCAATCCGAATGTCGCGCCCGGCTGCGATCCTGACGACCCGTTTTCCCCACGCTTCTGGCCGAAGCGACTCAACGGCCCCAGGGGGCGCCGGAAGGCCACACGAATATTCGTGGTGGACATGGGGGACTTGTTTGGGGCTAATGTGTCCAGGGATTGGATACAGCGTGTCTGCTCAATTCCACCTCTAGCGCCCCAGCATACATTTATGTATTTGACAAAAAACCCACAACGATATGCCGCGAACTGGCTCGATAATCAGGCGGACAACGAATGGCTCGGGATCACCGTAACATGCCAACGGGATTGGGATGAGCGATGGCCGATACTGGCGAAGGTGGAAGCCAAAGTCAAGTTTGTCAGTTTCGAGCCATTGCTCGGTCCAGTGGAGATGGGGGAGGGCCAGCTTCCAAATTGGATAATCGTTGGTTCGCAGACGCAGCCCACAGTCATACCAGACTCCTATTGGGTGAATGAGCTACTGTGGGAGGCCCGGCAGGCGCGGATTCCCGCCTTCGTCAAGGACAACCTGAGCGAAGAGCGGACTGGCTATTACATCCCGCGCCCACAGGAGTTTCCGAAATGACACTGGTCGCCGCGCTTGCGCTCGCCCTCACTATCGGCACCATTCTGCTGATCCGGCTGGTTGTGAGGCTGCTGGCGTGGCTGTGGGGGGAATTCCGCGACGAGCTAGAGAGGCTAGCGCAGGGGGACTAGGAGCAAGCTATGAAAAGGGACAGAGAGGGTAACTTGGTCTTTGACAATCTCACCGAATGGCGTGCCAAGACCAGTTACAGCGATACAACCGTGAGCACAGCGAAAACCCAAGCGGAGATACAGAGATTGCTCATAGACGATTATGCCGCTGACCAGGTTGTCATCAGCGAACGCCAGGGCGGGCAATTCGCTGTAGCCTTTCAACTGAAGGGGGAAGGATATGTCATCCCTGTCAGGCGGGCCAGAATAGCAGAAGAAACAGTTTCCCAGGTGGCACGACTGCAACGCCAGGCAATGCGGCTGCTTTATTGGTATCTCAAAAACCTCCTAGCTATACAACTTCTTACTCCGTTAGAGGAGTCATTGATCCCCTACATGATGTTGGAGACAGCAGACGGGCCAGTCAGAGCTGCGGATGCCATCCTTGGTGGATTGTTGAGGCCAGCATTAGCTCCGCCAGATGGTGATATTGTGGATGGTGAATTCACGGAGCGGATGGCGCAGGGGGAATGATGGATAAGAAGCTAAGCGAGCTTACCGACACCGAACTCGGTGCTCTGGTGGCGGAGAGGAGGGGGTTGCGTTTTCGACAATACGATGACGAGGAAGTTATTGTTCACTGGCCAACAGGGGAGACTACGCACTGGGACCCCTGCAACCGCGCCGACCATTGGTGGCGCGTGGTGGAGTGGGTGCGGGAGGGGCTGTTTTCTACCAGATTCTCATTTATGGAGGCATTACGGAAACGGGCTGTTGTCGATGTTTCTTACCCAGACAAAAACATGCCTGAACGCGTTCCGCCCCTTTGGTGGTTTATGCTCCATAGCAGGCCAGGCCGCGCCATCTGCGAAGCGTACGCGGAGGCTACGGAGTGACGCCACACTACGCTGATGGTCTCGTTAAGTTGGGTTCGCCCTTGGCGAATGAATTGGATTTTACCAAGGATAGATTTGAGGGCTATCTTTGGAAGATGGGGAATACAATAATCATATCCCTCGTCATATCGTTAACTCCCAATCAAGGGCACTTCTCAGATCTCTTAGGGATGATCTGGCGGGCAGGATACAGAATACAAGTCCCAACTCCGTCTAACATAATGAGACGCATCCTGGAGAGAAAATGCTTCTGCCGCAAGTCGATATACGATGAGAACTACCAGGAATGGGTCGAGGTCTATGAAAGGTCTCCACTACTCTGACGGCCTCGCCCGCCTCTACCTGGCGGATGCACGCAATGCCTGACCACATCAGGCTCTGGCGGGTGCACTTCATGGTACTCGCACCTTGGGGGGGCGACACGCTGGGATACTCGGGGGAGAAGTTCGTCATCGCTCCTTCGAGGGCTAAGGCCAAGGAGCTAGTGCTGGCGAGTGGGGAATGGAAGGAGTGGTATGCTCCTTACCGCAGAAAGTACAAGGGCACTGCTCCACCAGCGCCCTCTATCGGTGAGGTGAAGCTACTTGCGGTCAGCGGGCCAATAATGGAGCAGACAGCACTGTGGGAGGGGGAGTGATGAATAGTCCTGTAGCTCAGTGGACTAGAGCACTGGCCTGTCAAGCCAGGGGTCGCGGGTTCGAATCCCGTCAGGGCTGCTGAGAGGAGGGGAGGGAATGATGGAGCTAGTATTCTGCGCATTAGGAATTGTCATTGGTGGTGTCGTTACTGTTTTCCTTTACAACGCATTCGATTGGTGGTGGCAGCGCCAGCGGGAGAAAAACAAGCGCAAGATAAAGGAGCTTAACCAATTCTTGCTCGCTTGGTGGAGGGATGATGAGACTCATTGGATATTGGATGCTATGGTTAATGAGTTGAGCCGCAAACGCAAGCATTGGGAAGAGGAGGATCAGGAGAATGGTATGGGATTGCGGAGTGCAGATAGGGCAAAGCCACATCTCCATTAGCTGGCCATATGTGGACGCCCAGACGTGCAGTGTGAACCACTGCTATACCAGAACTCGCACAGGAGGCCGTGCGCTCCGGTGGGAGGCAGAAAAGTGGCGGGACGACCTCGCGATGGTGATAAAGCCCGCGCTGCAACGAGTGCCGAATCCACCAAGGCCGCCAATCGAAATATATCTCTATGGCCATTTCGTGAACAAGCGAGCGTGTCCCGACTTGGCTAATCTGCATAAGCTCATTGGCGACGCGGTGCAGGCGGCAACGGGCATCAACGACCGTGAGTTTCGGTGGCACGATCTGGGCTATCGAGTAGGGGGAAGCGCGAAGGAGGCTTTTCTGAGGATTACGATTAGGTGGGGAGGAGGGAGATGAATGAGGTGAGGCTGACACCTGCACAGGCGGAAGTACTCGAAAAACGATTATTCGATGGTGGCTTGATTGCCCCAGTTGGGGTGGGGTGTTGGCTTTCGAACAGTATCCGGAAGATTATCCATAAGCTAACCGCCAAGCCTGGCGAGCACGAGTTCTGTGGCGCGCGCATCGATGGTATACCCTGTTTCTATTGGCGGTATTATGTTCGTAAAGCAGTCGCGGGACTTGGCCCTAATTCATATGAAATCTTTCCCGGGGACGGCACATTGAGGTGTAGGCATCCAGACGCCAAGAAGAGCTATTGTCCGATAGACCGGTGGGGAGAGAAAGGAGGTGATGCCAATGCACGTTAGCCTTGCACCCGTTCCTGGATGCACGAATCCTGATAGCTACGGAATGGTATGTGTCAAATGCAACCGATGTGGTCGGTTCAATGCACTGTGCGTAAATTGCGGCACAGAGGGCTTGCCGACCGAGGAATGGGGCACTATAGAGCTTTATGATGGTTGGTTTCGTGTTTGCCCTGCTTGTCGGCAATATTTCACAGAAGAGGAACTCAGGCCTAGACTGCAGGCGGTGATACCGCTTCGCCGTGAAGAATTCGAGAGGAGGGGGTGACGGTGAGCGAAGTGATAAGTAAGGCGACGACTTTCTGGAGACCACCAGATAGAGATATACGCACAGAGGCGGAGATTGAGAAGCTCTACGGTAGAATAAAGCAACTCCACGACAGAGAGTTGGAGGGTTATTCGCCATATTGGGCTACCAAGGAGAAACAACGCCGTGTGGAAATGCTGGACCATGTGGAGACTGTTCTGGCCTGGGTTCTCAACTTGGAGGATGCAGGCCAGTTCTTATTTGCCTGTTGTGGAGTATCTGAGTATTTGGATAAGCCCCCGGATGGTAAGTGATGAAGCGGATTGAGCTGTACGATTTCCCCATAAGCCAGGATTGGGCGAACTGGTAACGGCAGGGAGGGTAAAACCAATATGCCACGACCCAAAAGACAATTCATCTGGTTTCCCTTGTACGTGCAACAATGGCTTTTCGGCAGTATCCGGGACGACTTGACGCCGAGCGAAAGGGGTGCGTGGGTCGACTTTCTGGCCATCGCATATATGGACAACCGGGAGGGTCGGATAGTGGGCGGCGCAAATAGGGTCAGGCGCATCAGCAACACCCCGTGGCGGACGCTCCAAAGCACCATCCGAAAATGCCTCGAGGGGCCGGACCCGAGGCTGAAGGAAGAAGGCGCAGATTTGGTGGTCTTGAGCTGGTCGAAGTACGCGCTAACCGAGCGCCAGCGGGACTATCACGACTATGAAAGGGATAAAGACCGCAAAAGGCCGCAAAAGGCCGACAAAGACCAGAAAAGGCCAAATGTCGGAGTAGATAAGATAAGAGTAGATAAGAGTACATTAGAGAAGAGTATAGAAGAAGAAAATAGAAAAGAAGAAGTTTCAGAGAATTACGGCCTTTCTTTCCTTCGTGGTTTAAGGGCAGGAATCCCAGGGGCCTACTACGACGACCACTACCTGAGAGCAGCGATAATTCCAAGCATAAACGGCAACGAGCGCGAAATGACCATCGTCTGCGCCAGCGCCCTGAGCGCTGAAGCATTGAACCAACCGAGGTCTATGAAGCGGACAAAAGATATCCTACGGCGGCATGTTGGCCCGGAATGGGAGCTCACGATAAAAGGACCAGAAGAGAGCAAGGCGAAATGACGGTAAGTCTTTATACCCGCCGTGGTCGCAGCTTGCCGGAAGGCCTGAAGCTTGAGCCCTTCACTAGTTCGTTGGACGTGCCCATAGAGGTCTATTGGGATCTCCTGGAGGGGATAATTGGCCATCTTAAAAACGATATCATCAAGCCGAACAAGGCGACTTACGAATTCGCGTGCGACTTCTGCCGCGCGCTCTACCACCCGGAATGCGTGAAGCGATACAGCCAGCCATGGAAGGCGAGGTGCGTCCGGGAAGCGTTGCGGCGCGAGACGCGGGAAGCGCTGGGGGACGCGGCGGAAGCCTATAACCTGGGGCAGGCTATGATCGAGCAGTTCGAGTTGATACTGGAGGAGAAGGACCGACGCCACCGTTTCAAAAATCATAAGTGCAAAAAGGAGGAGGAGAAATGAAGCGCAGAGAGTTCTTGAGGGTCATGGGGCTTGGCTTGGTGGCAATGGCCATAGCGGGGAACGGGAATGACCGCGGCAACACGAACGAGAAGCCTACGCTAGGCAATCCCAACGAGAAGCCGCCATCAAACGAGAGGGCCGGTGTGAAGGCGCAGTCGCGGCGGAGCCCGCAGGCTGGTGTGAACTGCACCGTGCGGATGCGGCAGGAGTAAAACATTGGAGCGTGAAAGGAGGTGGCGGAACTGGTTAGGGCGCGGCCTACGCTCCCCGCGCCCCCTGTTTTTGAGGTGAAGTATGCTAGTTAGCAAGGGATAGTGTAGAATACACATAAGGAGGAGAGACATGAAACTGAGGATTGACCAGATTAGGCCATCGCCGTATCAGGTCAGAGACACTTATGGAAAGGAGGACTTTGAGGAACTGAAGCAGCAAGCAGAAGTGGGGCTAATCTACCCCCTGTTAGTGCGTGAGGTGGAGGGTGGTTATGAGGTGGTGGACGGACATCGCAGGCTGGCCGCGCTGAAGGCGATGGGAGCGGAGAGCGCGCCTGTAACGCTCTACGAAGCCGATGATTATGAGCTGGCCTCAATTGCCGTGGAGATAGGCACGCGGCCGCACTCGGAGGTGGAGAAGGGCGAGATGGTGTGGAGGTGGCTGGAGAAGCAATTTGCCATCACCGGTGATGGCAAGTTGCCTACCCCATTTGCCTTTGTTGATTCTTATCGTCGTCACGGCAGTTGGGCCGACCTCAATCAGCGATGTGGCGACCCTTTGGGCAAGTTGAAGGTGCGTTTCGGTTCTCTCGTCTCGGTGGAGAACTGGCTATCTGCCTACAAGTCCATCGCCCCCCCCGTCCGCCAGATGCTTTCCAAAGGCGAAATCACATCTAGCCAGGCACGGCATGTTGCGGAGGGCCTCACTGGACGTTCAGAGTTGCAGGAGCGGGTGGCGAAGAAGCTGGCCCAAGAGGAAATCGGGGGCTCCCAGGCGGTAGGCGAAATGACCAAGGCGGTGCGGGCGGTGGAGGATGACCCTGAAGCGTTGGAGGTGCTACTAGAGACGCCCTGGGTGAGGCCCGCGCAGGAGCTTGAAGAGGAGGCTGTGGACAAGGCCCTGGATATGCGAGCTGCCCAGAGGGCGAGGGAAAAGGCGGAAACTGCAAGGGCGAAGCAGAAGCGGTATGAGGCCACGGGAAAAGTCAAGGACTTCCTCGATGCTGCAAGGGAATGGAGTAAGGCGGTATATGTGGCTTTGGAGCAAGTTGACCAGGGCAAGTTCTCACCAGAAGCGAAGGAATTCGTTCTGACCCGGCTTGAGGACATAAGGGGTTATGAGGACGAGCTAATCGAAAAACTAGAAGGAGGAAGAGATGCCTAAGTTTAAAGACCCCCGGTCACGGGCCGAATTCAAAAGGAAAATGGCGGAGCGGGCTGAAAGGCGCTTGGAAGAGGCCGCGATGGAGGTTGCCATGAGCGGGCCAACGGAGGAAGATGGGCCTATTCCCAAAACTGTCATTGCTCGGCATATTGAGGGCAAGCGCAAAAGGCGGAAAGCTGGCTTACAGCCACAATTCAAGAGGACTTACATTGTCAAGAATTGGCCGAAATTCATCCCAATTTGGGATCAACGCAAAGTAGCTTGGACCTTTGTTCCCTACCAGGGCTGGTATTTCGGTTCTATGGATGGTGTGGCCTATTTCAAAGGCAGACGCGACCAGACCATTGGCGCGGCCGATGGGTATAATGAGACGATCAGCAATAGGCCGAAGGGCAAAGAGGAGCCGGGTGTCCATGTAGCTCTCCTGCCAGCACCCTAGTTTTTTTGCCCACATCCTTGACAATTAGCAAACAATCGTGTAGAATGAGCATAAGATGGGCCGCCAGAAGCTATCCAAGTCCACGATAACTAGCAGGCTGCGCCAGCACAAGGCGTTGGAATTGCGGCTCGCGGGCCTCCAGCTGGAGGAGATCGCCGACAAGCTAGACTACGGCAACGCTAGCAGCGTCTACTACGCGATCAACGCGGCGCTTAAGCGCGAATGCCCGCAGGAAGAGGTGGAGCGGATGCGGGCGGTTATGAACGCCCGTCTGCTGCGTTTGCTGAAAGCGGTCTGGCCCCATGCGATTGCGAAGCAGCCCGACTTGCAGGCTATGGATCGCGCCATGAAGCTCCTGGAGCGCCTCTGTCGGCTGCACGGCCTGGACAAGCCCATCGAGATCAAGTCGGACATGACCATCACCGCGGAAGACCCTCTGGAGAAGCTGACCATTGAAGAACTTGGCAACCTTCAAGAAATATTTAGCAAGTTCACGCCGGAGGACATCGACTTCCTCACCCGGGAGGATGCCGCTCCGGATCCGGGCGGCGATGGCGAAGGCCCGCCCGACTACCGATAAAGAGCTGCATACTTGGCTCCAGGTGGTGACGGGCTTTGGCATCGCGGAACACGCTAGCTGCCCCGACCATGACGCGCCATTCGCCTGGGTTGCCGATGTGTTCTTCGAGCGTGAGAACCGCGTGGCCATCGTAGGGCCGCGTGGCGGCGGCAAGACGCTAGGCTCTGCCTGCCTCCATTGGGTGAGCGCGGCGGCGAAGGACGCCTACAAGATAGCGCACTTCGGCGGCTCGATGCAGCAGGCCCTCCAATGCCAGGCGTATGTCAAAGAGATAGCCAGCAAGGAAGGCATCGGCGCGACGCTCAGGGGCGAGCCGAGGGCGACTTTCGCGCTGTGGGCCAACGGCTCGCAGCTGACCATCCACACGGCCACCGAGAAACAGGCCTCTGGTGGGCATCCCCACCGCAAGCAGGCGGATGAGTTCGACCTGTGGAGCTGGGGCGTGTGGCAGAAGTTCCTCGGCATGGGCATGACGGAGAACGACCCCGACGCGGCGCAGATACAGACCGTCTATACTAGCACCCGCAGCCGCAAGTACGGGATGATGCACAACCTCCTCCAGGAGGCACCCAAGCGTGGCATCCGGGTCTACAAGTACTGTATCTGGGACGTGAAAGCTGAGTGCGCGGAATGTCTCAAGAGCGATTGTGAGCTATGGGACTTCTGCCAGGGGAAGCACCAGCACAGCGAGGGCCACATACCCCGCAGCGTGGTGGTGGACAAGGCCCTGCAGATGGACACGGAGACGATTCGGACGGAGCTATTCTGCGAAGAGCCGAGCCTGACGGGCTTGTGCTGGCCGAGTTTCGATTCCACGCCGCGGGAGGGCAGCAACGTGACGCCCGCTGCGGAATACAACCCGGCGTGGCCGGTATTCTGGGGCGCCGACGACAACTACGAGCAACCACGATGTATTGCGCTCTGCCAGGAGGATCCCAACACCGGCTTCTTGCATATCTTCGACGAGTACTACCGAAGGCATCGTACCTCTTCGGAGACTATGGCTGACATCCTGGAGGACAAGGAGCGCTACCCCTATCAAGCTCCGGACTATGCCATCCCCGACCCCACCGCCAAGGAGATGCATGGCGCGCTGCATCGCGTGAACGTCATGACCTTCCCCCCCAAGAACTATCGCCGGGCGGAGGGTGCCAAGACGGTGCGCAGGTGGATACGGGACGCCAGGGGGACGCGCATGTTGAAAATTCACCCAAGGTGTGTTAACATTATCCGTAGCATCGGCAAGCACCACTTTAAGGAGCTGCCCGCGGGGCCGGACGGCAAGCCGGTGTTCTCGGATGACCCGGAGAAGCACGATGACGACCACGGTGCGGATGTGGTGAGCTATCTGTGTTGGCTGAGGAGGGATAGATGAGCCGCTCCCCGATACAAGTGGCGATATCGATGCTACACAATATGGCTATGGAGGTAGCCTTTTGGCTATGGTATTGGTGTTGGCATAGGCCGCTATGTTGGCTAAGGAGGGGTAGGTGAGGCAAAAGACTGGCTACAGACTGGAATACGATAAGCTGGTGGAGGCCATCGACAATTTCATGGCGGCCATAAAGAAGGTTGTCGCCGTCTTTAAGGATTGCTTGTTGAGAACTTGGTACGGCATGCCCTGGCGTCTCAAGGCGCTGCTTTTGGCGATGGAGGGGCGCTCTTGTGAGGAGCTAGTCGATTATCGTTCGGACCACTATTGGGGAAGGCTACGGTTGGCGCGCCGTGACCTTTGGCTGTGAGGGGGGATAGATGACAGCCAAGCTAACCGAATTTGGTCGCAAGCTCCCCAAGGCGCAACAGGAGCAAGCCTTGGCTTTTGCGGATGTAAGCGAGCGACTGCAGAAGGCGGCCGCGGAGCTCTATCCCGATGTGCCTTGGCAGCAGTGGACGCCGGCGATGTGGGACGAAATCTTTGAGGTGGCGGAGAAGGAGTGGGTGAATGACAAGGCAATTTGATATCGAGCAGGCTATGGGGGCCACTGGCCTTGTTTCTGTTCGCCTCAAAAGAATTGGGGAGGAGTGTTACCCGGGTATCCCCTGGCGGAGATGGTCTAAGGAGATGTTTAATGACATTCATAAGAAAGCAGAGTTGGAGATTTTGAAGAAGTGGCTATGAGGTGACGGAGGAGGAATGGGCGGATGAGCAAAGCTGATGAAGTGCCTGGCTTGCTTGCCATGTCTATGGTTTTGGCAGCTGAGGCTATACGAGAAAAGGAAGGCAGAATACCTAGCCGAGAGGAGCTATGGGCCTTGGTGACCGATTCGGATAATCCTCCTCCCACTCCACCCTCCCTTCTGGAGATGGACAAGCGAGATAGAGAAGCGGGGGTGTTTGATGAGCAACGGTGACGGCGAAGTGACAGTGATGGAGAAGGCCACGGTTCAAGGCCACTCCGTGCAGCCGCGCTTCTCGGAGAGCGCGGAGGATGCGCAGGTGTATTGGTTCGTGTTCCGAATGGCCGACCAACACGGCAGCATCCCGGCTTGGGGCGACCCGCGGCGCGATAAGGCTTTGCGCGACTTGGTGCGGGCGCCAGGAATGGATCTGCTGGCCGGCGCGGTGTCCACTTTCGTTAAGAAGATGAACGGCTTGAACTGGACGATCGAGGGGCCGGAACGCACGGCCAAGCGTTGGCAATGGATACTGGCGCGGCAATCAGAGATGGGGAAGGGCTGGCTGAACCTTCTATCCAAAGGGGTGCAGGATTATCTGGACCAGGACAAGGGCGCGTTCTGGGAGATCGTGCGGGCCGGGGTTAGCCCCGCAAGCCCTATTGTCTCCATCTGCCATCTGGATTCGGCCCGTTGCACCGCGACGAACGACCCCGATAAGCCCGTTATCTACATGGACAAGACGAACCGGAAACACATTCTGCGCGACGACCAGGTCCTGCACTTCCTCGATATGCCTAGCCCTGGGGAAGATGACAAGAACCTGGGCATGTGCGCGGTGTCTAGGGTGCTCAAATCGGGTGCAGTCATGCAGGAGATGATGCAATACAAGGACGAGAAGCTGTCCAGTCGCCCCGTGCCAGGCATCGCGCTAGCGAAGGGAGTGACCCCCAAGGCCCTGGAGAAGGCCCTTATAGCCGCTGATGAGCAGGATGTCAAGAAGCATGGGCGGTTGATGTTCCGCAACTTCCCCATTGTCGCGGCTATGGCGGGAGATTATGAGGCCGGGGTCGACCTGGTGGAGTTCCGCAGCGTCCCGGATGGGTTCTCCTTCGTCGAGGAGACGACTTTCTTCGTCTATGTTCTGGCTCTTGCCTTCGGGGTCGACGCCCGGGAGTTCTGGCCCGCCACGGTGACGGGCGCGACCAAGGCGGACGCGTTGGTGCAGGCGCAGAAGGCCCGGGGGAAGGGGCCGGGTGAACTGATTAATCAGATAGAATTCCAGATCAACACCAAGGTCATGCCCAAGGGTTGCAATTTCCGGTTTGACTTCCAGGATGACGAGGAAGACCGGTTGCAAACCGAGATACGAAAAGAGAAAGTGGCTATGGTGCGGCAGATGTGGGAGCCGGACCAGGTGACCATGCAAGGCCTGATAACGCTAGAGGAGGCCCGCAACCTGCTGGTGGATGAGGAGATACTGCCAGAGGAGTTCCGCATCGTGGATGTGACGCGGACGGAGGTGGTGCAGGATACGGAGGCGGATAAGGCATGGAGGGTAGCAGCAAGATGAATTGGCAATGGTGGCGATGGTGGCGGAGACTAGCGCAGCTGGTGGCGCTGTTCGGCCCTAACAGGGTAAGTAGGTGGATATGGGAAAACAAGGTTCTCATCAGGGTTCACCTGGGCAATGGCTCCCCTGGCATTATTGACAATTGGCACCTTTCAGTCGGGGGTCAAGAACCACCTGATGACCAAATATGGCTCGCTTCGGCTAAGACAGGCCGTGTGGTAGCGAAGATTGTGAACATAGGCAATCCGAAAGATGGTGGCCGCGCCGAGGATTGAGAAAGGAGGTATGAGATGGACGAGGAAGACAGAAAGTGGGAAGAGGAAAGAGCAAAGGCGCTGGAAGACCGTCAGCTTCAGAAGATCAATAGGTGTATTGTCAGACTCCATAGGATACGCGAGGAGCTGGGGTGTGAAGTTGAGGTTGCGCTTGAAGTGCTGCGTTATACTTTGGGTGAGGGCGATAAAACATCATGGTAGTCGCGCCGAGAATTGAGCGCCCGCCGACACGGGGCGAAATGACCTTGCTGGCCCGCGGCTTGCGCACCGATACGCAGGTACAGGACGAGATAATCGGGGTCATCGAGTATTGGCTTGTGCCCGCATTGGCTCAGTTGCAGAAGGAAGTGGTGGGGAACATCATGCAGGACATCATCACTGGAGCGATAATACCCCCGCCGCTGGCTAGCGACTTGAAGGCCGCGGTGAAGGCGAAGCCGATGTGGGATGAGGAGCGGTTCTGGGACGCGGTGAGCGGGGAGTGGAGCGAGGGCTTCGAGGGCATACCACTGGAGGGCGCGGCCATCGCCAGTAGCTACCAGGCCAGCCGGTTCTACTTCTATGTGGACATGAACGCGGTAAACGAGGCTGTGCGGGCTTTCACGGTGGATACATACATCCCCAACCTCATCAAGCTGGATGGGCCGGAGAGCATAGTCGCGGCCACCAGGACCGGCGTGAGGGACGTGCTGGTGCGGTGGATGGACGGGGAGCTGGGGGATCGGGGCTTGCCCGATCTGACTGGGACGCTGGAGCAGTGGTTCAGTCCGGCGCGGGCCAAGCGGATAGCGGTGACGGAGGCGACCAGAATATACGGGCTGGGCAACCGCGAAGCGTGGCAGAATAGCTATACCGATCCCTATATGCAGCAGGCCACGGGCATAACGGCGATGCGTTGGCAGACGGCCAGGGATGACTTGGTGTGTCCGATATGTTTGCCGTTGAATGGCAGGCAAATGCCTTTGGGGCAGGGGTTCCCCGTGCCCGGTGGTATTCCCCCCGCGCACCCGAATTGTCGCTGTTGGATTACACCGATAAAGGATTACAATCCGAGGATGGCGCCGTGAAGGAGAGAGACATGAAAGCGACCGAGGAATTGAGAAGTGTCTATCGAGAGATTGCAGATAGCAACTGCTGGATAGAGGATGAATATGGCCGTGTTTATTGTTGCTTCTGCGGAGCCTGGAAGTTCCGTGAGCCTGGAAGGCATTGTGACGATTGCCTGTTCGTCAAGGCCCAGTCCCGCTTGAAGGAACTTTCCAAATTGGCGGGCCATAAAGTTGTTGGCCGACTTTGCTGGGATTGGAGACGATGAGGAACCGGAAACGGCCAAGCAGGACAAACACGAGAAGTTCCGCGAACTGGTTGCGCAGTGGAAGGACAAACACGCCAAGCTGCATATGGAGCGTTTTGGCCCATACTCTGACCTGAAGGAACAGAGATTTTGGAATGGGGCATTGAGTATGCTGAACGGTTGCTGGCTTGACCTGGAAGAAATTATTAGGGAACGCGATGCCGATTAAGTTCAAGCCCATCATCCCGAAAGGCATCGGCCCGCGGAAGCTGGCCGAGCTGCCGAGGCGCTTCGAGGCCATCATGGGGGACTTCGTCACTGGCTGCCATGATGAGCTGGCGAGCTACCCGCCCCAGAAGGCGACCATCGGATATAGGCGTACGGGCACGTTGGGCCGCTCCTGGCAGCACAAGGTGGAAATGAAGCCCAACGCCATAGTGGGCACGGTGGCGAGCCAGGGGCAGGTTGCGCCGTACAATGTTTATGTGCAAGGGCCGAGGCAAGTGAGATGGGCGAAGGCTTACGGTTGGAAGCAGCCGAAGGACGTATTGGAGAAGCGATGGCCGAAGGCGGTAAAAGCGGTGCGGGCAGCGGTAAAAGCCGCAGCTCGCTAAGTCCCGAAGCACGGGTCTTGCTAATTAGCATAAGACGTGGTATACTATTGATAGCGCGTGCACTTGACAGGTTTCTGAAGGAGGAGGTGGCGTAGGTGGAAGAGAGAGTTGCTAGGCTTGAGTTTGTCATCGCTTGGCTAGCAAGAGCATACCTGAAAACACTCTATAAGGCTTACTATGCCGAGGATGAGAAGGGAGGCTATTGGTATGGCGGCATCAGTATGGAGGAAGAGTCGATGGTCGGAAAGCTAGCCGAATCCGACACGCTTGTCGAGAACTTGATTGCAGTATCGGGTGCGTTGAAATTAATCCCTCCCGAAGGAGAGGTGGAGATTGGGAGCGGATAGATTGGTATTGTCGATTATGTGATCATCGGTGGAGTTAGGTTAACAATTCAATACTGGCCGCGCCTGAATAGGCCCCGCCAAACATAGAGCAGGCCCGCCCGAAAGGGTCGCCCCGCTTAAACGGCGGGGCTTTTTGCGTACATAGGGGGATCGGATGCCGTACAGCAGTGTAAGCGAAGCGCCAGCAAACATTAGGAAACTGGACGATGCGTCCCTCACCTTGGCGCAGGTGAATTGGATAGCGAATGTGGCCGACGGCCTCGACCCGGACGAGGTCGAGAACGTCTGGGCGGTGGCCATCGCGCAGTTCAAGCGGAGTTTCGTCAAGAAAGGCGACGGTTGGGTGAAGCGTGAAGAGGGGGTGAAACAGGATGAGGTTCATGCGCACGGCGAGCACGATTGCTACTGCCCGGAGTGCGGGTATGAGACCGAGGTGCCGGAGAATGCACGCTGTAATCAGCTGGAATGTCCCAAGTGCGGGACGCGGCTACGGGCTCGGCAGACGGGCGAGCGGCGGGAGGAGGGGAAGGAGATGAGCGTGAGCGGGTCCTTCCGCTCCTTTTTTAAGTGGCTGTTGGGAGATGACGACGAGTTCGGCGAGTGGACGCCCGCGGTTCTCAAGGACAAGAAGGACCAGAACTTCAAGGATGAAAAGGATTTGTCGCTGAATGATATCCAAAATCTAATCCAGGTTCGGCTTAATCCCTCCTCGGTTTCGGAGATGCCAGTCAGGGAAGAAAACGCTTGGATCCAGAGTATTTTCCCTGATACCAAGACCGGCTATGCCATCATCGAAAAGCGTGGCCAGCTCTATCGAGCGGATTACAGCATCAATGATAACGGCGAAATGGAGTTGAGCGATGCCAAAGAGGTGGAAGTCACATATCAGGCCAAAGCATTGGAAGGTCTTGGTGTGGGCATCAAGGTCTTCGACATCGAGGGCGAGCCGCATTGGGCCGCGATGACCACCAACGCGTTCATGGACCTGGAGGACGAGGCCTTTGAGACCAAGGTTTTGGAGGACTATGTGGCCGCAGTGGACACGGGCGAAGTGCCTGCCTTGTTTTTGGAGCGGCTCGAAGAGAGGGGGCTGCCCACCAATCCTCATGGTGAGCTTTGGTATGCGCACGTTCCCTATTCGCGGATAGGCGAGCCGGTCTGGAAGGGGATGCACGAGCATTTCCTCTTGGAGATAGGAAAGTTCGATGACACGCCCTATGCCCAGGCAATGGTGAAGGCGCTAAGGGAGCATGGTAAGGATTGCCGAATGTCGCACGGGTATCTACATGAGGCAACAGATAGAGAGGACGGGGTCTATTCCCGCCCCATTTGGTCATATGAGCGAAGCGTCTTACCGCCAGGCATATGGCCAGCGAACCCCTGGACGAGTTTTCAAGTATTCGAGGAGGTTAAGGAAATGGATGACAAGCGAAGAGCGGCACTGGTGGGGCTCATCGGCGATGAGCAGGCCGAGGCCTTGCTAAAGGCCGCCGAGACGAAGGCGGAGGAATTGAAAGCCGCGGGCATCTCGTTCAAGGAGCTGGACGAGCCGGAGACTGAGCCGGAGGTCACGCCGGAGAAAGTGGATGAGGAGCCGGAGGCCGACAAGGAAGCCGCTTTCGTCTTGCAGAAGAACGGCGAGGCCATGAAGTTGATTGTGGAGGGCGTCGCCGAGGCATTGGGCCTGGAGGAGCTGCGAACCGCCACCAAGGAGGCCACCGAGACGGCGGCCGACCTGGCGAAGCAGGTCAAGGCCATCCAGGACGCGGACCGGCCATGGGTTGTGCTAGACAAGGAGTCCTGGAATAGGCCGAGCCAAAGCAAGGACAACGTCGAAGACGACGTGAAAGAGCCCGGACCGCAGCGGGAGCCCGCAGAAGTCTGGGCGGACAAAATGCAGGGTAAAGAGTAGGAGGTAAATGATGGACAATGTACAACAAGCCGTCGCCAATGCCCTCGCCATCGCTGCGAAGCAGATGGCGGTAGGGGGGAAGGCGCCGGTAGGCACCCCGGTTGTTCCGCCTTGGCTGGGGCAGCAGGGGCTATTCAGCTATCGGGCTGATGACACGATTCTCAACGCGGCACTCAGCGATGTGGGCATCGCCGCGTGGATGAATTGGTATCCCAGTGTCGACCGCAACCGCGAGCAGGCACTTATCTCGCAGATGACCAAGGACCACTGCGGCGCGAACCAGACTGGGCCATGCACCACCTGTCCCAGCTATGTGTTCAAGGGCTGCGAGATCTCATTCTGCTTTGGGCGCCTCTGTACCGAGACGCCGGAGTTCCTGGCCGATGACATGGGGGTGAACCCATCCAGCCAGTATCCCGTGCGTAGGATATACGGCTCGGAGCGGAACACCGGCGCGCTGCCTTCGCCAGTGACCAGGGATGACGAGTGGGCCTGGACCATGGCGGGGATTGCCATGCGGGGTCGTCTCAACCAGATGATGTGGCCTGGCACACCGGCCAATAACAGCGCCCTCGGCGGCTATCGGGAGTTCAAGGGCCTCGACATGCTCATCAACACGGGCTACCGGGACGTGGAGACGGGTGCGCTATGCGCCGCGGCGGATTCGGATGTGAAGGCATTCAACAACCAGTTCGTCTGCGACACCAACAGCACCAACCCCTACAACATCTACCAGTACATGACGCAGCTCTACCGGACGATCCAGATGCGGGCCATGATGTCCTTCAACGAGTCGATCAACCCCGCCGACATGGTATGGGTGAGCGCGCCGGAGGTCATCGACGGCATAATCGACTGCTTGGCGTGCACTTACTATCCATGCCTGGCGGGCGTGGGTAGCACAGCCCTCAACCTGAGCGCAGACGGCGCGGCACGCTTCCGGGACAACATGGTGGCCAACCAGGTGTTGCACATCGATGGCGTGGACATCCCCTATCTCAAGGATTCCACCGTGACGAAAACCACAGGGCTGGCATTTGGCGACGCGACCTGCGCGGACCTGTTCCTACTCACTCGCAGGCACGGGCCGATGGAGCTGGTGTTCGGCGAATTCCAGGACATGGAGAAGGCACCCGATCAGAAGATGTTCAACCTGCCCAACCCGGAGGCCGCGCTATTCGCCAGCGATGGCGGGCGTTTCCTCTGGACCGTCGAGCGCATCAAGTGGTGCTATACCGCATCTGTGCTGCTTAAGCCGAGGGTCATCGTGTTGGCGCCGTGGCTGCAAGGCCGGATCACCAATGTGTGCGTGCGGTCGCCTCAGCATTATCCTGACCCGAACCCCGCCAGCGCCTACTTCGTGGACGGCGGACACGGGACACCGCTGGGCAAGGAACTCTACGACTATTGCGGCGATAGGGATTTGCTGCACACACCGAGGTAAGCCTGATGATGAGGGAGACATGGAAATCGTTTTCACCAAGACCAGGGCTGCCCCTGAGTATTACCGGTCATATACCGACTTCTGGCGGTTGGTGGAACTCGCCGGGTTCGGTTGGATTTGGCTGGACGACCTGGAGCCGGGCAGGGACGCGACATACATCCTGACCCCGATGAATGGGGAGTACAAGGATGTGCTGCCCCGGCTCCGGGGAAGCCGCCGGTGCAAGATGGTATGGTGGCGCCTGGAGCGGCCAGGGGGTTACAAGTGGGTTGTGGATAGCCATAACGCGGAGGGCGTGGACGAGATTTGGGTTAGCGACCGGCACTGGGCCAGCCGGGTGGAATGCCCGGGGAAGTTCGTGCCCCTGGGCAGCCACGAGGGGTTGGGTGAGTTCGACCCCACTAGCGAGAAGCTCTACGACTGGACAGGCCTGAGCTACAACAATCCCAGGCGGCTTGGCGTGTACCACCGGATCAAGGGCCAAGCGGCGAAGGCTTGCTGGCCGCCGGAGCGGAAGGAGATATTGGCGCGGACGGTCTTCATGGTGAACGTGCACCGCGATGACTTCGGGATGCTGGAACCGTTGAGGTTCGCGCTGGCCGCGGCTTATGGGATGCCGGTCATCAGCGAAGTCTGTGACGACCCGTTCCCGTTCGAGCCGGTTATGGTGGCCTACAACGCGGTCGCGGAGGCCGTGAACATCTCGATAGACACTTGGCGTGTCCACCCGGAACGCTGGTTCGGGCGCTCGGTGCGCAACTGGCAGCGGGCGTGCAAAGACCACGAATTCGGGAAGACGGTAAAGGAGGCGGTCTATGCCCTTGCGGGTTAGTGCGTACATCGCGCTCCATTACGGCCAAGAATACCTGGGCTACGCCATCCGCAGCCTCTATGACCAGGTGGAGAAGATATTCCTGGTCTACACCAAGGAGCCCAGTCGCGGGGAGAGAAGCAAGCTGCCTAATCCCGACAGCCTGGGCGATTTGGCCCGGGCCGTCAACGCCGTCCCCGACCCGCAGCGCAAAATCGAGTGGCACGTGGGAAGCTGGTGGGGCCAAGAGCAGTATCATCGAGAATTTGGGCGCGAGCTAGTGTTCGAGGTTGCGCAGGCGGATGTGTGCCTGAGCTTCGACTGCGACGAGGTGTTTCACCCGGAGAGCTTGCGGCAAGCTCTGGCGCTGGCCGCGGAAAGCGACGCCAATATCTTCCGCCTCAACTTCGTGCACTTGTGGCGTTCGTTCAATTGGGTGTGCACCGACGAGATGATGCCGGTGCGGCTGCAGAAGCGCGAGGGTGAGGGCGAGGCGTACCTACGGCTGGACAAGCCCATCTACCACCTGGGCTACGCGCAGCGGCCGGAGCTGGTGCGCTACAAGATGCCCATCCACGGGCACCGAGCCGAGTTCCGGCAACCCCCGCAGCAATGGTGGGAGCAGAAGTTCGTGGCCTGGGCACCAGGTGCTGGCGTCCAAGATGTGCATCCAACTGCAGTGGACATCTGGAACCCCGAGCCATTCGACAGAGATGAGCTACCAGAAATCATGCGGGAACATCCGTATTGGGACAAGGAAATCATAGATTGAGGAGGGAGACGTGGAAGCACAGGGAGTGTGGGTAGATCAGGAGCGGTTGACGCGGGAACATCGGGTGCAGATCACCAACGCCATCCGGGATCGCATTATTGAGCTATACAACCGCCGCTACGCCATCATTCACGGCAACACGGTGAAGGCGATGAGCCTAGCAGGGGACGCGGCATTCAACGAGTTCGTGGACGGGACACTGATACAGCTATGAATCGAACGCCGGACAAGCAGACGCTGGAACGGTTGGCGAAGCTCTCGGCGCAGCCATTGGACGACTGGCTGGAGACGATAAACCGCGACGCGGTGCCATACCGCCGCTGGCTCTACCGGGTGTGCCGGGAATACGGGATCGAGACGGCGCTGGAGCTGGGCGTGCACACGGCGAGAACTACGTGCCTCCTGGCGGCGGGAGTGAATGGCCTGGCGATAGGCGTGGAGATCGCCCCGGACTGGAACACCATCGAAACGAGCATCGGCACCCTGCCGGACGAGCACAAGGGCAAGCTGCATATCGTCAAGGGCGACAGTTTGTCCACTTTCACCAAGGCGCGGGCCGAGCGGCTGCTGGGTGAGAGACCGGTCGAGTTGCTATTCATCGACAGCCTACACCGGGCGATCCAGGCCATGCAGGAGTGGGAAATCTACGGCCCAATGCTGGCGCCTACCGCGCTGGTGGTGATGGACGATTGCAAGGACCCGCCAGAGATGCAAGAGGTTTTCTGGTCGCTGCCGGGGACGCAGGTCGAGTTGGACGCGTTGCACATGGTCAGCGGGCGCTACGAGGAGCGGGGCACGACGGTCGGTTTCGGGGCGGTAATCATATGCCATTGAGGGGGACATGAATCGCATACCGGACGCACACACATTGAAACGCCTGGAGGGAACGTCGCACGTTACCTTGGGCGCCGAGCAGTGGCTCATAAACGAGAATAACCTGCCGTTCCGCTATTGGCTATACATGGTGTGCCGGGAATACGCCATCGCCACGACACTGGAGCTGGGCGTGAACCTGGGCAGGACGACCTGCATGTTGGCGGACGTGGTGAGCGAGTTGTCCGTCGGGGTGGACATAGAGCCGAATTGGGACGGGATACACCATAGCATTTCCACCCTCCCCGAGC